ATTTGGGCAATCCCTTTTTTTTGTGTGAGTGTTTGGTTGGCTAGTCTTATAATCATAGCAACACAATGATTGAATTATTATTATTTTTATTTACTGACTTTGATAATCGTATGGGTAATTTCCATACAGTTAAACATAAGTTTAATACATATCAAGAATGTAATAACTACATAAAAGAACACACCATAGAAGAAAATATATACACACCCACAGGTCAAGTCATAGGTCTTACTTACTGTAAGCCAATTGACACAGACAAATAAATATTATATTATATACTCTTATTAATCAATAGGAGATCACATGACACAGACAAACATACGACTCGGTAATGTTTCAGATTATCTTCATGCTCTAATGACAGTAACTAAAGCGAAAAAGTTTCGTGCAGGTTTTGTTAAAAAGAATGGAGATTATCGGACAGGTAGATTTGATTTAGTAAATCGTTCTACTTGGAAACAAACTGATGGCACTATGTATAAACGCAAGGGTAAGAAAAGAACTACCAATGCTGATGAGTACATACTAGCACATGACCTAGATAAAAAAGCACCCAGAAATATTTCTGTTGCTACTTTNAAATGGTTTAGTGTTGGTAAAAAAGTGTATAAAATCAATCACTTAGAGGTAAATGATAGCATAACAGTTGTTATGTTTGAGAAGGTAAAATTTACTGCTCTTAAAAATCTAATCAAGCGAGGAGATATCAATGGCTGATATGTATTGTCAGAATAAAGAGTGTTGTTATAAAAAAAATAGTAATCAAATACGTGGTAGTAAAGGTAATAAACATTATCAATCTAACAAAGTTAGTAAATGGTTAGAGTATTGGTGTACCAATGGTTGTCGTGACCAATGGTTTAAAGATAATGCAACTACTTGTATGACAGCAGTAGGTATGATAGGCAAACAAACTATTGATGTTAAAGATTCATGGCAGTTTAGTGCTGATTATAATTATCAATCAGAAGATACTAGGCATGATTATTATTTAATTAACAAACTTATGGGAGTTAAACAGAGTATAACAAGACAACAAGCACAGACAGATGAACAAATACGAGAAGGATATGGTTGGAGTTGTAGGTCAGACTCAGAAGCAAAGCCATTAGCTATTGAACTTGGTTTAGCTAGTTGACACAACAATAACATTAGTATATTATATAGGCATCACTCAGACATCTGGGTGGTGTCTTTTTTTTAACCCAACAAAGGAGTACTCATGGAACAAAAAGAGATAAGACTCAATGCAGGTAAACGTAAGTCTTTGAAAGACGATTATCGTAGACATTGTGAAAGTCTTTCAACTGAATTGAAAGATAAATACAATAGAGAAAGAGAAGAAGCTACAAGTGCTATTGCTTCTGCGTTTGAAACTGCAACAACAGTAGTGCAACGTAGATTTCCATTAGAAGATGTAGATACTTTGCAACAGTTACAAAGAAAACATAACACTATCAATGCAGTAGGAGATGATAGTTGTTTTTATTTCAAAGTAACTGACGCACCAAAGGTACTTGACCAATATAATGATGAGGTAGAAAAGTCTAAACACTTTTCCTTTGAGTTAGATGGCAGTATTACTGGAGATTATGGCTCACGTTATGGTAGTGGTAGTTCTAACAATGGTAAGAACTTTCCTTATGCTATGTATCGTGAGGAAATGAAAGCAGTAGGACTTAATCCAGACTGTAACATTGAACATGACCTAAAAAAAGAAGGTAATGTCCATAGACATGACAACAACCCGTACCTGTCAACGTGTAGAAATGAGAATGATTACTTTCTAAATGGTAAAACAGGTGGTAATAATTTGTATCAAGATTGGAATAGTAATTATGTCTTGCAAATTATTGGTACAGGTGGGTGTCGTTCAAGGGCTATCCCATGCTCAGACTTAGAGTTTCAAAAGTTTGAGATGATGATACAAGCAAAGCAGAATGTAGTGCAGTCACATACTAAATGGATTGAATCTATTGTAGCTAAAGTTAATAGATTTGAGCAAGGTATAAAGACTATGACTAAGTTCTCTCAAGTAGAGAAGTTTGCTTCTCACAGTAAAGTCAATTGGAAAATTGATGATGAGATACTTGCTGATAAGATTGGCATGGACGTTGTAGTATCTATTGATGACCTAGCAGACGCACTAGATAACATAGATAAACCTAAGCTAACTAGAGATGAGAAGCTTCAGGCTCGTATGTTATACGAACAGTCAAAGGTATCCTCAGTTAATTAAAGATATCAGTTGACATACTAGCAATAGTATAGTATATTAAAGGCATTACTAATTAATTTTAGTAGTGCCTTTTTTTTAACCCAACAATAAGGAAACATATGAGTGCATTAGTTGCAAAACTACAAGAGCAGTATGAAGATCAGTACCAACGGAGTATTACACCCGTTGAACTGCGTCAATTAAACTCAGTAGAGAGTACATTTACGCTAAATAAACCTAGCTATGCTGTATTAGATACTGATAACAACAAAGCAATACATCTACATGGTGCTAACTACCAGTTGATACCCTATGAAAGAATATTATCTGGGCTATCTACTGCATTAGATAAGTATGAGATAGATATAAGTGATACATCTATTAAATTTAATGTGTCACCAGACTTAAACTACATGAAACTTAGGATTCTGTTTGGAGATACTGGAGATTTTGGTACTTACTCTATGAGTCATAATGAAAATGATAAGTTAAAGTTTGGTATTGAAGTTATATCTAGCTATGACGCATCAATTATCTATCAGTTAAGGTCAATGTTTTTAAGATTAGTATGTGCAAATGGTATGAAATCATTTGAAGATATTAATTCATCTATGAAAAGACATACACTTAACTTTAATCTTGATGATTCATTTACTAAACTAAAAAATCTTAATACAACTTTTAGTGATATGAAAAATAAAGTAGAAGTGTACCAAAGTGTAGAGTTAAACAGACAAGATGTTGAGAAGTTATTTAGAAAGTTCTCTAATAATTCTGATGGTAAGTACCACTTACTAAATAATGTATTAGAAACTGACGCAAATAAATCAACACTCTATGATGTGTATAATGCACTAACAAACTACAGTACACACAATCAACGTGCTGTTAAGATAGGTAAAAAAGATAGTGAAGATTATAAGATTGAATCTGCTAAGAGAGATCCTATAAGAAGTAATGAGGATAGAGATTATGAAGTTAGAAACTTCCTAAAGTCTAATGACTTCATGTTTTACTATCATCAAGGCGTAGCCAATCAAGCAAGATAATATCTGTAGGGGGGCTAGTGTATACTATACCCCCCCTGAGATGACACGATACTATAACATATTTTAAGAGATAAACCAAGTGGACATAGTGTCACACTTATGGTATAATACACACTAACAAAGGAAATACAATGAAAACATTTATGACAGAGACAACAGACAAATCTCCAGAAGAACAATTGGGATTAGCTAAAATACAAATTATGTTTGAAGATTCATTTGGTATGTTCAATGCTAAGAGTGGAGTAATGAGTGATGTTCAAATGGAAAGAGAGAAACGACAAGCATCAGATTGGATTAGGTCTAAAGATTGTGAGTTCTTTTGTGATCTTGCAGGTACAGAACAAGATCATGTAATAAAATTGCATGACACTTTAATGTACAACTACAACACAGGTAAAATAACATTAGACCAAGTAAGATTTGCAATAAGAAAACTAGGTACAAAACTATGAACATATTTCATTTAGATAAAAGTGCAGAGGTATCTGCATTGTATCATTGTGATAAGCATGTAGTCAAAATGATATTAGAAACAGGACAGATGTTATCAACTGCATACCAAAGACATTGTGGTATTGATGAAGAACTATACAAACCTGCATACCCACACCACCCCATGACTATATGGGTAGGAGATTCATTAGGTAATTATATGTGGTCAATAGATTTGTTAGGTCACTTACTTAATCAATACAGACACAGGTATCACAACAGAATACATAAGACAGGTCGCATACTTAATAATTTAATTTGTTTGAATGACAAAATAAAAGATAAGTTTGAGTATCAGAATTTTTTAATCCCACCCTTGTGTATGCCAGATGAATACAAGTGCGATAACTATATACAATCATACAAAGATTACTATGTAGGTGAAAAGAAACGATTCGCTAAGTACACATCAGTTGACACACCAGACTTTATGTGTTAAAGTATAACTTAATCAAAGGATAATTATGAAAACAATCAAAGAGTTAGAGGCAAAGATAGGTAGTCTATCTAATCCTAGTAAGATGCCCTCGTTTGCATGGGGCATACCAATTGAATACTGTGTGACAGGTAGTAAGTTAGCATTAGTTGATGGCACTATCTGTAACAAATGTTATGCAGGTAAAGGTTGCTATGTATTTCCTGTTGTCAAAGCTATGTATCAAAAAAGATATGAGGCACTAGGTCTACCAGAATGGGTAGATTATATGGCAGAACTCATTACCCAAAAGTACAAAAACCTAGATAAATCAAGGCGTTTTCACCGTTGGTTTGACTCTGGTGATATACAATCTTATGAACATCTTATGAAAATATTTGAGGTGTGTGAACTTACACCACACATAAAGTATTGGTTGGCTACTAGAGAGTATCAAATCATAGATAAAATTACAGAGAAAGATGTACCAAANAATTTATGCTTACGAGTATCAACAACTAAAGTTGATAGCCCACCACCTAAGTTTTGGAAGTGGACATCTGGTGTGCATAAAGATAAACCTGCAGTAGGTAGAGAATGTCCTGCACCTAAACAGAATGGTGAGTGTGGTAGTTGTCGTGCCTGTTGGAGTCATAAAGTTAAACAAGTAAGTTATAAGGAACACTAATGAAACAACAAATAATACTAGAGATACGAGAGATACTAAATGTATATCAAGATACAATGACAAAAGATNTAGAGCAATCATTAAGAAACTTAATTGATTTTATAGAAAAGGTTAAAGATGACCAAAGTATCTAAAAGAAAAATAAAAAAGTTTTTAACTTTAAGTTTTAAAAAAAATAAAGATTACTATAACAAAGAACTTGAGATAGCCATAGAAGTTATCCAAGATTTTTTAAATTGTGAGCCATTAGATGTTGGTAAATTACAAGGTAATACATTTGATACAGTATATGAGATAGATAATGAGGAGTAGTATATTACTTATCTTTTTTTTATGCCTTGTTTCTTGTAAAGATTTAAACATAGACCCAACAACAAGTGTACTTAAACATATAATAACTAATGGTAATAAATAATGTGGAGACACCCAGACTATTATAAAAAATTAAGAAAGAACTTGACAAACAAAGATAACTATGATAAGGAGAATCATGATGAAAAAATACAAAGTAAGAATCTTCGGACTAGGAATAGACGCAAAGGGACTAATACCATTTCCATACGAACCAACACTAGACATGGTTGAGAATGCTGTTGCTGAATATTTAAACGAAGGACTAATGAAAATAGAAGCTGATGACTTCTATGCAAAAGATAGATACACAATAGTATACGAGGAAATGCCAGTTGAATTATAAACAACAACTAGCAGTAGTAGAAGGGCTATTCATTCCACCAGATACATCTGTTAGAATGGATTGTCCTTTTTGTTCTGGTAAAAATACTTTATCAGTAGACACATCAGCCAACAATCTTAATTGGTATTGTTTTCATGCATCATGTAATGCCAAAGGTAAATATCAAGGAGAAAAAAATATGAGTTATGTAACAGATACATTTAAACAGAAAGAAGAAATACAAAATTTAAAATTTGAAATGCCAGATAGCTTTACATCTGTATATTCAGATGAAAAAACAATGAAGTACTTACATAAAAATAATTGTTGGGAAGCATGGAGTTGGGGTAGAGCCACAATAAAGTTTGACATAGCACAGAACAGAGTAGTTTTTTGTGTTAAAGACCCAGAGACAGATGAGATTGTAGGTGCAGTAGGTAGAGGATTAAATTCTANAGTCTATCCTAAATGGTATATGTATGGTAANAAAGATGTACCATTTACTTGTGGGTTGACAGAACATAAAGAGGCTATACTTGTAGAAGACTGTGCNTCTGCTTGTGCAGTATCTAATGTACTAACTGGCATAGCTTTGATGGGTACATCATTAAAAGAATCTCATAAGAAACACTTGACACAATACAAAAAATTGTATATAGGGTTAGATCGAGATGCAACAACTAAATCATTTGCTATTGCTAATGAACTTAAATCTTATGG